TATGCCCAGCATGAAGCAAATCCCAAGTTGAACAGGTAAATCCTACTGGTTTACCTATAATAGCATCTGGAAGCACTAACATAATTTATCTCCTTCAATCTGTTTTACATTGACACCACAATTTTCAAGAAACTTTATTCCAGATTCATCACGATAACTACTCCTATAATAAACCCATTTAATGCCGGCTTGGTGTATCAACTTAGAACATTCTAGACAAGGTGAATGTGTGATGAACATTGTAGCACCATCACTTGAATTTGTACTTCTACAAATTTTAGCCAAAGCATTAGACTCAGAATGCAAAACTTCTGGCTTTGTTTTCAACCTCTCTGTTCCAATTTCATCGTAAAAAACATCTTCACAATTATTATCCCAACCAGCAGGCATACCATTATAACCTATGCCAATAATTGTATCATTCTTTACGACAACACATCCAACTTTAAGTCTTCGAGCATGAGATAGTTTAGAATAAACTTCAGCCGCTTCCATATGTGCAGATATGGTTTTAGGGCTTAACATTTTGTTTCTTTTCTTTGTCTCTTTTGATTGGCGCTTTTTTATGGACATCTTCTTCTAACTGAGCCTTGATCATAATATTTTTAAAATGCCTATAACTCTCACCATGCATCGTAGTCAGAATCTGTTTTGTAGATTTACTAAGTTTGAAGTTCTTATCTGGTTCCATGATATACCTTATAGTTCATAACAATACAATTATAACACAAAGAAAGTGCCAGGTGCGGCAATAACCACACCTGGCACACCAACTACTCTACCAGTAGTTCTTTTTTACCCGGAGGTAAAACTCTAGTGATTTCAATTTTCCTGGATTTCTTATTCTCGGGAAGAATATTTTCCAGTCTGATGGTGAGAATACCATCTTGAAATTCTGCACCCTTAACTTCTACTGTGTCCATTAGTTTAATAGATTTAGTAAAAGAGCGCGTACCAATTCCACGGTGAAGATACTCACCTACTTCTTTTTCTTTATTTTGCCCTTTGATCGTGAGCATCTTATCGAAAACAGTAATATCAATTTCATTCTGTCTAAATCCAGCAACTGCTAACTCTACAATATACTGGTTATCAGCAATCTTAATGATATTATGCGGTGGAAAGGTTGAAGGTTTTGAATCTTCATTAAACATATTTTCTACTTCACGAATGAGAGTGTCAAAGCCTACACTACCATAGATTAGTGGTGTAAATGGAAAGCGTCCTAATTGCGTCATAGCATACTCCTTTAAATAACAGCGAGTTTAAAAATGTGACCCCGTAGGCGTCACGGCTTTATTTAGTCAATTTTGAATAGGCTTCTCTATTGGCTAAAAAAAATCTATTTGGTGATTCCTCTTTAAATACTGTAATAAATGATTGGCCATCTCGGACAACCAAGTTATCAAAATCCATAGTATATACTATTTCACCAGTATATAAATTTTTCAACTTTAAAGAGTTCAATTTGTTTTGCATAATATGATACCATGTTAATCATTAGATTGAGTTGTTAATTTCTTACCAATATTATACTTAGTCACCAATTGCCATTCACTTTTCTCTTTGAATGAAATTATTTTAATCTGATACAATGGAGCAACATCTTCACCTATGATATCTGGATTTACAATTTCAATTAAACCCCACTCTTCAAGTAACTTGGCTATCGCATTACGTCTTTGAATATCATTATCAGAAATATTTGATGGTTTACCATCTAATGCAAATAATTCTTTAAAATGTGTTATATAATAAAGCCCTTGTTTATGTAAGATATGGCAAGACTGGTATAATATCTTATCTTTCCTAGAAGATACACCAATTCGTGTAAGTGTTTCTTTGACCTTTAAGAAATCATCCTGTTCATTGAGTCTAACTTCAACAAATTTTTTCAAGTCTATCATGTTGTTTCCTCACTCCACCGATATCGGTCTTTTCTTTTAATTGTTGGATATCTTCTTTGCTTAGGAGGAGTAGGGCTTCATGAGCCTTTGAGTTAGAGAAACCATAGACTTGTTTTATACATGCTAAATCGTCATTTTTCTCAGACTTTATCCACTTCGCAAAAGGTCTTTTCTGTGACCGTATTGTATTTATCATGTAATCAAACTGGAGCTTATTGTCTATAAAATGACAACGATTCATTTCATTGGCGTACATCAAACAATCTTTATGATAGGAAAGAGTACGATTAATAATAAACGGGATATACTCTTTCTCTGTTATCTCATCAACAATTAAATTCTTCTTATTCTGAAGAATCGCGTTTAGATAATCAAATGGATTACTCATCTATTTTGAGGCCAACATATAAAGACCAATATTAGCAAAAGAATAACCAATATAAGCTATAAACATACCAAGGTTTTTATATGCAAACCATTGCTCTATAGCAACATAAAAATAGATCAAGGTTGTCAAAAGTATTAGATTTGCACTCATACAAATTCACAATTAACCATTAATTCTGTCAAACATGCCACAAGATTAATCTCTGCATCAGCAACAAATGCTTGCTTATATGAATAGTCAGCAAGAATCAATACAGCTCTAGGAATAGATTGTGGTTTCATTACATCATAAAGAGAATCATAAATCTGGCGAAACATAGTATTTGCATCCATATCATTTGATGCAACCCACTTCCGAATCTTACCAAAATCTTTATCTTTAATATATCCAACAATTTCTGAGATTTGTACGTTACCTATCTGAGCAAGAATTCCTGTATCAATCTTACCAAATTGAGAATACCTTTGAAGTTCATTTAGAATACGCCGAAAGTCTGGGAAATGTTTCTTTACCAATTCTGCAATTACAGCATCTTCATATGCAATATCTTCAGATTTAAGAATCATTTGAATTCTCTTGAAGAAAGTAGAAGCCATAGAGGCCTTCTCATTTGATTTTAGAGAAAAATCAACAACAGCACACCTAGAATGAAGTGGCTCAATGATTCTTGTTTTGTAATTACAAGTAAAGATGAATGAACAATTGACGGCAAATTCTTCAATTGCATTTCTCAGTGCAGGTTGTGTTGAGTTTGGATTTAGATAATCAGCCTCATCTAGAATGATAACCTTACGCCCACCCGAAAAAGACATAGATGATGCATAGTTCTTAATCTTGTTTCTGAAGATGTCAATACCTGATTCATCAGACCCGTTAATGACCATGAAGTCACAACCAATCTCATTACACATAGCTTTTGCAACTGTAGTTTTACCAACGCCTGCACCACCACTCAATAACAAGTTTGGAATTTGTTTTTGTTTAACGTACTCCTGAAAAGGTTGTTTTAATCTGTTAGGTAGAATACATTCCTCTACCGTCTTGGGCCTGTATTTCTCCGAAAACAAAAGATGTTCCATTCACACTCCATAATCAATTAGAATTTAATGCTTTTTCAATTTCTTCTGAAACTTCCAGAACCCTAACCTTCAATACTTCAATTAATGAAAACAATAGATTAGATTTAGCATTTCTAAATAAATCATTATCACTTACATTTAAGTTATTAACTCTTTCGGTCAAGAAAGATATCTCCGAGATTAAACAACTTTTATGGTTTATTAAATCGTTGATATTATGTTGTAACATATTAAGCCTTTGTGAATTTTGAACCAGCCTCTGTCGTAACCCAATACTGAATACTAATTGTAGTATTCTTAAAATGAGAGATACCTTTTGATGAAATCTTCACTTCATAGGCACCAGGTAAAATCTTCGATAGGTTTTCAGTTTTAAAAATCATCGTGTATTTACTACCATCGCCAGCACAGATATCAAGAGAATCAGTATGAGCTGAATTATTCTGAAGGTCTAGTGTTGTAATACTAACACGGGAACCATCAGATTCAACGGATACTTGAGGTGAAGATAGAACAGATGCAGCTCGCATAAACCAATCAAAGTCTTCAGCCGAGAGAGAAAAAGCAATCTCTGGGTCTGGCATGACCAATTGTTTTTCAGGAGGAACAACAATCATAGTTGGCTCACAGAAACGATACTTAATCTTGCTACGACCTTTCCATCCAGAAATAACCACCTGCTTATCATCAAATTCATATGATGGGTCATCTTTGTGGAGAGATACAACGGACAGGAAATTGTTCAGATCATACACACCAAACTCAGCTGGAATTTCTTCAGATATGGTAGCTTCGGCTAAAATATTCTTGTGTGAAGATACCGTTTTAAGTACCTTGCCTTTTTTGAAAAGAATACCTTGATTAATCAGACCAAAGTTTTTTAATACGGATAATGTTTCACTTGAAAGTTTCATTTTTATACCTCAATAAAATTATATTATACACTATTTTCCAATAGAATGCAATACAGAATCTACTCTATTGCCTAACTCTTCTATTGTGCCATTATTGGCAATCTCATAATTAAAATCACACCCTACCCAATCCCATTCAGATTGATGTATAGAAAACTTCTCCATATATTCTATCCTTTTATCTTGAGTATTAATCTTCGTCAAAGAATCAACCCATTCAGGATCTTCTCCTCTTTTAATACGAACAACAATTCCACCGTTGTTTTGGATATATTCAATTTCATTTTTAAAACGAACATCAGTAACAACTACATCTTTATTCTTAGAGCGATTAAGAAGAGATATCACCCAAATGTCTTTATGAAATACATCCCTACCAGCCTCTGTACCCATTAATTGTAAAGCTAGCCTCGGTGAAAAACTGTATCCAAATTTTTCAGTCCAAAAGGAATCTTGTTGTTCTCTCCAACTTCTAGAGACTTCAGTATCACCTTCCAGTAATTCACGAGGCCATCCAAACATTACAGAACA